AAGTGGAACAATAGCAATTTATGGAATGAAAGCATAAGGAGAAAATATGAAAAAAAGACTAATAAATATAAAAGATGGTACAGACGAAGAAGTAGAAGTTAGTGCAGAAGAAGTTTCACAATTAGAAACTGAACACGCAGAAGCATTGGCTAAACCAAATAAACACGAAGCAATAGTTCAAGAAAATGAATTAAAAGCAAGTGCAAGAGCAAAGTTAATTGCTGGTGAAGCATTAACTGAAGATGAAGCTAACACGATAGTATTATAATGACTAGAGCTCGTGATTTAGCTGATATGATCAGTAGTGGTAAAATTGAAATAGGGGAAATAGCAACAGCTACTCAATCTCAATTAGGAAACACTGATCTATATGGATTTAGTAAGTTAGCTGATGGAACACTTCAGCTAACATATACTAATGGTGCAGATGATATATCTGTATCTAACAACAACGGAACTCAAAGTGATTTATATGCAGAGAGTTTCTTTTCAAAAAAAGGACTTACGTTTTCAGTAGATAGCAATGGCAATCTAAACGTAACAGTTTAATTAACAACAAAGGGAAAATAAATAATGGCAACAGTAAATTTAGGAAGAATCAAGCCAATATTCAAAGGTGCTTATGCAGGTGGAACTGCGTATGTAGTTGATGACATTGTAACGTCAGGAAACGAAACTTTTATTTGTATACAGGCTTCAACAGGTAATGCTACGTCTAATGCTTCCTATTGGACAAAATTAGCAGCCAAAGGTACTGATGGTACAGATGTAGGTACAACACTTACTACGCAGGGAGACATACTTTACAGAGATGGAAGTGGACTTCAGCGATTAGCTAAAGGTACAGCAAATCAAGTTTTAAAAATGAACGCAGGAGCTACTGCACCTGAATATGGAGATGTATCTGCTGAAATAGTTAAACTTGCAGAAGTGACAACTTCATCAAATGCAACAGTAATAGATTTGCACGGGTACTTTGATGACACAGCATACTATTCTTATATTATGAAAGCATCTGTTGTAGGTCTTTCTGAAAACAAACAATGCAGAGGAAGATGGCTAACTGCCTCTAACACAGAATTTACTGGTTCACACGCTTGGGGTCACGACTATATGTATAGACACTCTAATAGTAATACTGGTGGTTCTGGTGGTATGAACTTTGGAAGTAATTATAGTGACCACACAAGATTTAATGATTGGGCTCAATATACTGGCAGAACATTTGAATTAGAATGGCAATTTAACAATCCACAATCTACTTCTAAATATAAAACTTCTAGACAGTATTGTTCAAATACAAATGATGGAGATAATTATTATGTTTCTGGTGGTTGGGTATCTTGCGAGGCTAGAACGAATACTGCATTTACAGGTATCAGATTATATCTAAATGGTGGTTATTATTTAGATGGTTCAGTATTTAAACTTTATGGTTGGAAAAAATAGGAGAATAATATGACAACAAAAAATATATTAGATAAAGAAACAGGCGAAGTACAAATTGTTGAATTAACTGCTGAAGAAGTTGCAACACACGAAACAGACCAAGCAACTTTTGAACAAGAAATAGCAGATAGAAAAGCTAAAATAGACGAACACAATACTTTAAAAGCTAGTGCTAAAGAAAAGTTAATTGCAGGAGAAGCATTAACTGAAGAAGAAGCTAATACAATAGTACTTTAATCATAAAAATATTATGGAGAGTGCCTATGGCAAGATGGATTGCCTTTGCAGCAACTATGCTTGGCACTTGGATACTTACCAATACTAACGTAAATCTTTTTGCTTTAGGTTGGTTTATATCTGCAATATCAACAATAATGTGGGCATACTTTGCTTTTAAAGACAAAGATATACCACGAGCATTAATGGAAATATGTTTTGTATTTCTATGTTTTAGAGGAGTAATTAATTTTTATTAACAAACAATGGCTAGAAAAAAAGTGCCTGATACAAATGATCGTATTGGTTTACGTTTGTCTACACACGAAAAAATATGTGCAGAACGTATGAAAACACTTTGTAAAAGCGTTGAAGAATTAAAAGTAGAAGTTAGATCATTAAGGAATGATGTTTCTAAAGGTAAAGGAATGCTACACGTTTTAGTTTTTCTTGGAGCAGTAGCAGCGAGTATTATTGGCTATTTTAATTTAGATGGCTAAAAAGAAAAACAGTTTACTGTCTAAAGAAGAACACGAAACAAGATCAAGATTTAAAAAAACATCTATTTCAAAAAATCCAAGTAGAATTAAGTGGTCTTCTATGAATAAACACAAAAGGAGACAACATAAAAAATGATAAAAGTAGCTTTATTTATGATTATGTGTTCAGCATCAGCTAACGAATGTATGCCTCCTCATCAACTTGCATTATTAAATGATCATTATGATTGTATGCAAAGAGGATATTCAGAAAGTGTTAAAAAAATACAAGAAATAGGTCAAGAACAAGTAAACGAACATTTAATTTATATAAAATTTATTTGTAAACCAACAGAAATAACGGAGAGTTAAAATGGCAAGACGAGGACTATACGCAAACATAAACGCTAGGAAAAAAGCAGGTACTTCTAGACCTAAATCTAAAAGTACAATTACAAAAAAAGCATACGCAAGAATGAAAGCAGGTTTTCCTAAAAAGAAAACTTATGCCTAGTAGAAACTATAAAACTGAATATAGAAAATATCAATCTTCTACAAAATCTAAATTAGATAGAGCTTCAAGAAATAAAGCTAGACGAAGATTAATGGCTCTGGGTGCAGTTTCTAAAGGAGACGGCAAAGACATAGATCATAGAGATAAAAACCCAAGAAATAACAGTAGGTCAAACTTAAGAATAACATCTAAAAAATTAAACAGAGGTAAATATCGTGTGGCTTAGTGCAATAAAATTAGCAATGAATGCGGGTACGCATATCTATAAAAAGAAACAAGAGACTAAAATGATGATGGCAAATGCCCAAGCAGCTCACGCCAAAAAAATGGCAGACGGAGAACTTGAGTACAGCGGTAAACTTTTAGAAGCTCGTCAATCAGACTGGAAAGATGAGGCAGTTCTTGTAATTTTAACGCTGCCAATATTAGTCATTGCATACGGAGTTTTTTCAGACGATCCAAATGCGTCTCAAAAAATAAACGAGTTCTTTGAACAATTCCAACAGCTTCCGAGTTGGTTCACAAATTTGTGGATTTTAGTCGTAGCGAGTATTTATGGAATTAAAGGAACTCAAATCTTCAAAGGAGGAAAGAAATAATGGATATTAATTTAATTAAATATAATGTGAAACACTACTGGAAAGATCATAAAAAAGTTATGATTGGTGTAGCTGTTGTTTTAGTAATAGCTATAATTTTATAACAATGAAAAAACTAATTAATTGGATCAAAATGTTTTGGAAAAAACAAGAAGACAAAGTAGAAGATGTCTTAGATATGCAATTTCCTGAACCTGAGAAAATTAATTTATGTCCAACTTGTCATAAAGACTTTGGGTGTCAGTGTGAATAGTTATGAAAATAAATGAAAACACAAATGTATCATTACCTATTAGAAATCTTATAGCACTTGTAGCAGCAGTTGCTATAGGTGTATGGGCATACTTTGGTGTTGAAGAACGTCTTAATAAACTAGAAACAGCTGACCATTTATTTCAAGCTGATCTATTAAAGAAAGCTGAACAAGAGCCAAAAAATCTTGAGATGTATATGTTAATAGAACATCTTGCAGGTCAGATTGAATCTATAGAAAAAGAAATAGAAGCTAGTAGATATAATAAAGTAAACATAGATCATCTTAAAGAACAAGTAGAAAGTATTTCTAAACAAATAGATAAACTAAGGAACGGTACTCACTAATGATTGAAACTGTATTTGCTTTACTTTTAATAATTGACCACGAGATAAAGGAACACAGAATACAAGATAGTTTAAGTGAATGCCTAAAAGGTAAGAGGGTTGCCGAGAGACAATTAAAAGAAAATACTAAAGTTTCTTATAAGTGTATTAAATCGGAAGCAGAAGTAGAAATTTATATGGGCGAAAAGTCTATCAAAAAATTAATATTAAAATGACATTAAAAGCACATCAAAGTCCTACAGGTGGATTAAATGCTAGAGGTAGAGCTTACTTTAATCGTAAAGATGGTTCTAATTTAAAAGCTCCTACTAAAGATAAAAAATCTAAAAGGCGTAAATCGTTCTGTGCCCGTATGAGTGGAGTTCGTGGTCGTATGACTGATGAAAAAGGTAGACCAACAAGAAAAGCATTAGCCTTAAGAAAATGGGATTGTTAAATAATTATGAGTGAAAATAATACAGAAAAAAAACTAGGAAAATTGCACGAGCAATTAACAGAAAAATTACTTGAAAGAATAAGAGACCCTGAGGTAAAAGCCTCTGATCTGAATGTCGCTAGACAGTTCTTAAAGGATAATAACATAGATTGTGTCCCTCAGGACAACAATAATATAGCTAAACTAGCTGAGGAGCTTCCGTTTAAAATATCGGACG